TAATCCCATCGTGGATGTGAACTTCAAGTTTCATGTCGATGAAATCAAACGCGGGGCCGCGTACCTTATTCCATCCTAGCTGCACCACTTCGCCATCTTTGAATGCGGTCAGGTTCGCGTCTAGCTCATTTAAGAACGCCGAGCCGCCGCGTGGCATCAGCGCGTCATGCCCGCTGGCGTATTTGCTTGGATGACACAAGACCAATACCGCAGGCCGACCGGCTAATTCGGTCAAGCGGCGCAGTTTGATGGCGTGCATGACCATATCGGTGTTGGAGTTTTCGTCTTGACCGGCAAAAAAGGCCGCAGAACTATCCACAACCACCAGCCCAAACCCGCCGTGTTGTTCTGCCAGTGCTTCAAGGTGCGACATATTGGCATCAAGATCAAACCGCGCGAAGGCGAACGTGAGATCGGCAAAGCCATCGGGTAGAAACCATGCCTTTTGCATACCGCGCACCCGCAGGCGTATGTCTTCGGGGTTTTCGCCAGCTAGGAACAGCACTTTTGCCTGTTCTGTCTTGTGCTGCCCAAATGACCGACCAAGCGCCACGCAACCTGCCATTGAAAGCCCTATAGCCGTCTTTCCTGCGTTCGACAGTCCAGTTAACCCATGCAGGTACCCTCGCAGCAGCAAACCGTCTATAACGTATTTTGGTGGCGTAAAACGCCGTGCAAATTCGTTTCCTGTTTCGACCGTAAATTGGGCACTTGTGGGCGTAACCGTTGGCGCTGTAGTTTTGGTAATGGACATTGGGTTCACCCACCCTTCGGATTGAGCGCGTGAGAAAAGGGTTTTAATGGTGATCGCTGATTTACCGCGCCCAAAACTCATCCACTTGCTGCGCTGCACTTTATGGTCGAACTTGTTAGATTCCTGCGACCATTCCACCCACACTTGATAAGCCGCGTCACCAAGTCCTGTGGCGTGTAGCGCCATGCCTGCCTCGATCCACTGGTGATAATCATTGGCATCTAGGTGCTCGAGCGCATCAGCGGCTTCGGCTAATTGTTTTGGCAGCGTAAAGGTCGGTAGGTTAGGCGCATTGGCTGTGCGCTCGCCTACCGTGTCCACCATCAGCCGTTCTAACCACACTGGCGCGCGGGCGGGGATAAAGCCTTGTAACACGTCTAGTCCTTCATCCCAAGCGTACCTGCGACCGCTGTGATGGATGCTAGGCTCTGCCACGATGTAGCCGTTCGCCTTGATGTCAATGCCCTGTGCGAGCAATCCACGCACATTGGCGATGGTTTGGGGATCAACGCGAAATAGGTAGTGCCAACCGTTGCCTGTGCGCTGAACGGCAGTGTCGGGGAATGGGCCATGCTGTTGAATGAGCGCCTCAAGCGACAGGTGCCCATTGTTTCGCGTGTCCACGTCCAATGCCACGATGTCGTTATCGCCCATCGCAATGCCGATATTGGCGAACGGATATTCTGACCAATAGCCACGAATGCGCGTTTGGTCAAGCGTTGCATCGTTCGCCCCATGTAGTGTCAGCGGATGTTTGCCAGGTGACTTGCACACACTATTGCCGCATGTACAGGCATTGTTTCGGATGCTATGTAATGGCAGCACACGAAAGCCGCGCTCGGCGTATTTCAGCGCCGAATCCAGCAGCATTTTGGGGTGTAGTTCGTACACAGGTTCAGTCATTTGCCGCGCCGTTTCTTTTGGTAGGCGGCAATCGCTACTTGTAATCGCCCGCCTGTAAGGTATTGCAGCTTGTACGCGCTGCCTTCGGGCACATATTTACCCCATTTGGCAACCGCTTGGTAGCTGATATTGAGCGCCTTCGCTATAGGAGAACACCCACCGTAATGTTGCACAGCATCAGACTTTTTCAATCGAAATCCCCTTTTTGATAGAAATATTTATTAAACCGTAGTTGACACATCAACTTGGGTTGAAGTATATTTTGTTCCAGCAACAACGCAACTGTTTTTCTAAACAACCGACCTAACGAGGAACCGACCATGACAATTGATGAATTTAACCAACTAATCAACGCCGAGATTCAGCATGAGATTCAGCGTGCCCAACGCAAAGCAATGCTGGATGCGTTACAGGAACAACTGGATGACGCACAGCGCGCACTCGACACGTTAGTCGCAGCCGAAAGCGAAATTGACCGCCTCACTAACATTGATGGCTACAAAAGCATCGATGGTCAAATCGCTGCGTTCAAAGCAATCACCGCGCAAGCGAATGTCCTGCACCTAGAAAAACAAATGCGAAAGATTAAACAATGAACGCCGACCGTTTAGTTGTAATTTTTGCAGTCGTAGTTTTAGTCTCACTCACAATCATCGAACTAACTACTTAGAGGGGAAACACATGGCTATCAATTTACAAGCAATCAAAAAGAACACCGACCTACTGCCACCGCGCGTGATGCTTTACGCACCACATGGCATTGGTAAGACCACATTCGCCGCAGGCGCGCCATCGCCAATCTTTGTGCAAACAGAGGATGGTTTGGGGCAATTGGAAGTCGACCATTTCCCACTTGCGAAATCAGTCACCGACGTGCATGAAGCACTCCAAGCACTGACAGGCAAACACGATTTTTCGACCGTTGTAATTGATTCGCTTGATTGGTTGGACAATCTGATTTGGGAACAAATCAACAACGAATACGATGCAAAAGATCTAGCCTACGGCAAGGGTGCGGTCATTGCATCGGACAAGTGGCGCGAGATTCTTGACATGCTAAACGTACTGCGCGCACAGGGGATGGCTACCATCCTGCTTGCACACTGTGAGATCAAGCGTTTTGATTCACCCGAAGTTGAGCCATACGACCGCTACCAACCAAAACTCCAAGCGCGTTCAAGCGCGTTGGTGCAGGAATGGTGTGATTGCGTGTTCTTCGCAAATTACAAAACCATCGTTAAGCAATCTGATGTGGGTTTCAATGCAAAAGTATCTCGCGGCATTAGCACTGGCGAGCGTGTGATGTATACCGCAGAGAAACCTGCATATCTAGCAAAGAATCGTTATGCCTTACCTGACACGCTACCGCTATCGTGGGATGCGTTTATTGAAGGCATAGCGACTGGCAGCAAGAAGTAAAACTACCAACCAACCGAAAAGGAAACAAAAAATGGCAACATTAAACTTTAACGCCGCAGCAATCGAACCACAGGAAACCAAATCATTTGATGCAATTCCTGTAGGTCGCTACTCAGCGATGATTGTTGATTCAGAAATGAAAACAACAAAGGCGGGCACAGGGCAGTATCTACAGTTGACGTTTGACATTCTTGGCCCCACTCACATCGGTCGCAAGGTGTGGGCGCGTCTAAACTTGTCCAACCCCAATAAAACCGCAGAAGAAATTGCACAGCGTGAACTGAGCGCAATCTGCCATTGTTTGGGGCTAGAACAAGTTGAGGAATCAGAGGAACTGCACGACATTCCGCTTCTGATTGACGTGGGTCAAGAAAAGAATACCCAAACTGGCGATATGACCAATCGCATCAAGGGTTACGCAGCCGAAGGCGATGCGGTGGGCGTGGCAAAGGTGCAAGCCGCTGTTCAGCAAGTTGCGACCAAAAAAGCCGCGCCGTGGGCTAAGAAGTAATGGCTACGCTGCCCGCATCACAACACTCCACCCGCGACGCGATTTTTCGTGAATATGAGAAAAACGCCGAGCGGGGCGGGCGGCCTCATTTGGGGGCTAGCCTAATCGGTCACGATTGCGACCGCTATTTGTGGTTGTCGTTTCGTTGGGCTAAAGAACGCAATTTTGACGGTCGGATGCTGCGTTTGTTTGACACCGGCAATCAACAGGAATCGCGCATAGTCGCTGATTTGCGCTCGATTGGGGTTGAGGTATCAGATAAAGACGAAAACGGCCAGCAATGGGGTTTTAAAGCGATTGGTGGGCATTTTGGCGGCAGCATGGATGGCGCGGGCGTTGGATTGCTGGAAGCGCATGAAACGTGGCATGTGCTGGAGTTCAAAACATCCAATGCCAAATCATTTGCCGCGCTGCAAAAGAACGGTGTGGAAAAGGCCAAACCACAACACTGGGCGCAGATGCAGGTTTACATGCACCAGTTTGAGTTAAGCCGCGCTGCGTACATCGTGGTCAATAAAGACAATGACGATATTTATGTGGAAAGAATTAACTATGACAAAGCCGCAGCGAATAAATTTCTTGCCCGCGCCGCGCGTATCGTATCTGCGACAGAACCCGCAATCCCAATCGGGGATACTGCGGACGCGTTTGTGTGTAAGTTCTGCGATTTCAAGGAGCAATGTCACGGCACTGAAGCGCCAGCGGTCAATTGCCGAACCTGCTGCCATTCGACTGCGGAGATGGATGGGAACGCTCGATGGTCGTGCGCCGAGCGAAGTATTGACTTGGATGTTGGGGCACAGCGTAAAGCCTGCGACCAGCACCGACACATTCCGCAACTGCTAGGTCGTTTTGCTGAATTGATGGACGCATCATCCAACAACCTGCTTACTTATAAAAATAAACTTACAGGTAAAGAGTTTACGCAGCCAGCGTATAGCAGTCAGGAAATCACTGATTGCGCTGCAAAGGAAATGTTGGGTGACAAAGTGGTTGATGAATTCAAAAAAGAGTTTGGGGCAAGCGTTTTTGATGGCATGAAGGATGACTTGCCGTGGGCAACCGTTGAAGATTTACAACCAGTGATTAAACCAAAAAGGGGTAGAAAAAATGTCTGACACATTTATCTATGTAGCAATCATGTTTTTTGCAATAAGCGGCGTGGTCGCATGGTCATGCTTGATCTTAATCGCAGGTCTAAGCCTCATCACTTTTTCGCAGCGCAAAAAAGACTACAAGGATTTTCAATTATGAAACGCGCTATGATGCTTTGTGCTTTACTTGCTACTGGATGCAAAAGTATGACACCTGAAAACGAGTTGATCGTGGACAAGCAGTCCTACACGATGAGCCGGTCAGAGATCATCACAGCGACCAATGAATGTGAATCTGCTGGTATGCGTGCTGTGGTGGTCAATGCTAAACGCAAGGTGGGAGAGCAATTTATTCCTGTCGTAATTGACATTACTTGCGTTCCTAAATTTAAGTGAGGAAATAATGAGCCTAGCTAAATTGAAAATGCACGTTGAACACATTTTGATGCGCTTTAATTACATTGATCCAAACAATGACTATGTGGATGTAATGAATTACCGCCACATCCCCATCGTATACAACGCTGAACAAGCGCGCAGAATGGAAGATGCTCGCCAGTATCTACGCAACCGCAAAAAGTATTTTATTGAGCAACGCAACGGTTGGGTGCCTACAAAGGCAGCAGAAACCGATGTGCGTAAGACGTGGAACCAATACCTTGTTACGCAAGGTAAACCGATGATGCGCGTTGCGAAGTGACCGCCATTGGTTGGCGAAAAAGAGGCGGCAGTAAACCGTTAAAATTTACAAAGGAAAAACACATGACAAAAGAAGAAGAAACAAAATATTACATTGCTCTTTATGGGTATGTGCCGTGGACAATATCGATTGCATTTTCGTTAGAAGACGGCATGGAATGGGATAGCGCAGAGATAGCTAAACAATTAAGGATGGCTCAAGCAAAAATAGATGAGCTTACTTTAAGGATCAATGAGAAGAACACATGGGTAGGGCTGACATTTGATGAAATTCTGTCCGCGTTGGAATCTGTTGACCCTGATACAAAGCGGTTACCAAAAGGGCTTGCAGACTTTGCTTATGCAGTCGAAGCCAAACTTAAGGAGAAGAACGGTGGATAAAGACAAATCTAAACCGTTCAAAGATCGCGGCTATCCGTGGTGGGTAGTGTTCTACACGTCTGCACTTGATCTGCCGATTCGTTGGCAAGAAAGCCCGCGACGCATACGCGAATTGGGAGAACCGGAACGGCGCGCAGATGAAAAGGTGTGTTCTAACTGCCGCAAACCCAAAAAAGCACATGAGTTTGCTAAGTTACCTACAGGCGCGTTAAATTCATGGTGTATTGAATGTAAAAAAATGATAGAACAAACTCGACGTAAAAAGCCAAAAAATGTCTACAGAGGAATTTGATACGTTTAGGCACAACCAATACATGCGTCAAAAGCGTGTATTGATTGAATATATGCAGGTCAAGATTGAACAAGAAGATTGGCACGGCGTAGCCGATGCCGCGATGGACATTCGAGAGATGGAAGCAAAATACAAAAGGGGCAACAATGTATAGCGATTGGTTTTACTACGCGCAGCATCCAGTACGCAACGGTGTCTACCAAATACAAGTGGGTAAGGTGGACTATGAGAGCCAGTGGTTTCGTAAGTTTAAGGATGGGTTTTGGTACAGCGGTGCAGAAACACCAGCAGAAGCAGCAAAAGAAACAAAGGTGCTAGGCACGCGTTGTGCCCCTGACGAATACTGGCGTGGAGTAACTAAACATGGACAATAAACCTGACATGGTAAACAAGCCACCGCATTACACGATGGGGCGGTTTGAGGTGATTGACGTGCTTGAGGATTGGGCGGCTGACGATCCGCACATTTGGACAACGCTTAAATATTTAGCGCGATACAAGCACAAAGGTGCGCCGTTGCAGGATTTGGAAAAGGCGCGTTGGTATCTTGACCGCAAGATCGCGCAACTCAAAAAAAATAGCCCCGACCAGCGGGGCTAAAAAGTTTCTCTGTGAGGGGAGACACTCTTGATGAGTGAGATTTTATGCTATCAAAAATCTGCTACGTTTACTAGCTTTCCTCTAAATTCCAACACATTATTTGCGAAACAATGGGCTAATTCAGGCCACAATAAACGCCCTTTATGGAAAGTTAAAATGGCAAAGCCTGAACGCCAATTTACAGGGTTATCTTCTAAATAATCAGTGAATTGTGGGCCGTTGGTATCAGCCAATGTGCCTGTATCTACCCCATATCTAGTGCCTGTGTAGTCTGAAAAAGGGGTTACTTTTAGGCTATGCAAATGGCCTGTAATGATGCTAGTACCGGAATTGATGGTGTTATTATGAGTGGCATGGATGCCGCCTTTGAATCGATGTTTAACACATACCGTTTCGGTAGGCCAGCAAGACCACGCAGGAATCCAGTCAGGAAAATGATCTTTTAAAGTAAAACCGCTGACGTTTTCAAATTCGGGCGCTGC